GAACGGGTCACTGGTGATGGACTTCACCCGCTCGCCTTGCTTGCGCTGGATGTCCTGCAGGTCCTCGTGTAAGGACGCTGCAGGTACACGATGAACGGGCATAGATGAGTCCTCCTGGTCGGGAAGTTGGGGAGCCCCTGGTCGAGCTCCGGGCGCCACGGCTGGGGCGGCACCCGGAGTCGTCCCCGACCAGGGGGACTAGAAGCGCTCGAGGTACTCAGCCAGGCGCCGCAGCGTCTCCGGCCGATCCTTCGCGGCGCCAAGAATCGTGTTGCACGACGAGCACAGCACGCCGCGGACGGCGTTCGACTCGTGGCAGTGGTCGATGTGCTGGCCCTTGCCAGACACTTCGACACCGCACCCTTCGCAGGGGCGCTTCAGCAGTTCGACGACCTCGGCCTTCGTGATGCCATAGGTCTGAGCGCGGAGCTCGATCGACCGGCACGACTTGCAGTTGGGAATCGGGTCACCGAGCTTCTTGTGGAAGTCAGCGACCGGCAGGTTCTGCTTACAGGTCGAGCACACCTTCATCCCATCGATCACCCGGGAGAAGATCCGAAGGGGACGCAACTCTTCGCCCTTCCACTGCTGGTTGTAGTGACCAGAGCAGAGCGTGTGTGCCAGCGGCTCCTTCACACATCCGGGGAAGGAACAAGTACGTTGGGGCTTGGTCATCAGTCCTCCTATGACTGGTGGCTACGGAGCCGGGGGTTGCTGCCCCCGGCTCCACCACTTTACCACATGAGCACCTACTCGAAGGTGCAAAGTGGACAATGGAATTAGACGTTCATAACCAAACTATTGAGCGCTGAAACGTCGAGGTGATCGCCGTCTACACGCCATTTGCCCCTAAACGCCACCTGGTCCGATGCAAAATAGACACTATTATCCTGCTCGATGACCGGGTTGCCGACGGTGCGGATGACGTACTCCTCGAAGGCGCCGAACGTGGCGAAAATGGCGTTCGAGCCGGCCGTCGCGCAGTTCGGGTCCGTGAACACGGGGTAGCCGAGGAAGCGGTCGGGCTGGCCGTTCTGGATGCCGTTCGTCAGCGACGGCTCCCACAGCACCGCGCCGACGGTGCCACCGGCGCCGTCACGCAGCTTGCGGATCACCGCAGCCGAGGAGTCCTTGAGCAGCCACGCGGCGTTCATCGACCGGTAGGCGTCGTTGACGCTGTACACGGTGTCGACGAACTTCTCGTACGTCGGGGTGATGAGCGAACCGCCCGTGGTGATGGGGGCGTTGGTGCCCGCACCGGCGAGGATCGTCATGCCCTTCGGGTTCGCCGTGCCGACGCCGATCACGAGGTCGGTGTCGATCAGGCGGGCGATGCCCCGGCCGATGTCGCGGGCGAGCCACGACGAGATGTCGAACGCACCGTCGGTCACCATCTCCGAGGAGACGGCGACGAGCTGCCCGTACTTGTACGAGTCGAGCTGGGTGCGTGCGAACGTCGGGTCGGTGCCGGCGATGGCCGTCCCTTGCGGGATGGACCCGGCGGCGATGCTGTGAGCCGACAGGCGGGGGAACTGCAGCGGCTCACCGGTGGACGTGTTGACCCCGGTGGCGCCGACCCGGAAGGCGGCGATGCCGGCCTCGAGGTACTCGTACAGCGACCGTGCCATCGTCGTCGGCACGACCAGCGAACCAGAGCTCGTCTGGTAGTTGACGACGCGGAGCTCTTCGGCGGTGGCGCCGGCGCGGACAGCGAGGCGCTCCTGACGGGCACGCCACACGTCGACCTCGAGGTCGCCGCGGACTTCGCGGGGCTTGGCGAGCCATTCGCGGATGCGGTCGTTGTCGGACAGCTCACGCTTGGCGACGGCGGTCTCGCCGAAGATGCGGGTGTTCGCCTCGCGCAGAGCAGCCGCCTCGTTCATGCGGGTCTCGTTGCGGTCGCGCGTCTCGATCTCGACATTGAGGTGCTGGATGCGCGCCTCCATCCGGTCGAGCGTGGCGCGGTCCTCTTCGGACCATTCCTTGCCGGCGAGCTCGTCGAGACGACCTTGCAGTTGGGTGAAGAGGTTCATGCGCTCGAGGCGCAGTCCCTCGGTGACTTCCAGGCCAGTGGCCATTGTCGTACTCCTGTGTGTTGCGACGGGTGTTGGGGGTGTCGCGACGGGTCAGGTGCAGGTGCCAGGTGCCTTGCGGCGGCGTGGCGGCGTGCGGCGTGTTGGTCGCAGGGTGGTCAGGCGCTGAGCGCTGCCACCTTGAGCCGGGCGAGACGGTCGCGGAGCGCCCGATCCCGTTCGACGATGGCGGCGGCGGTTGCCTCCACCGTGGCGTCAGAGGCCTCTGTACGGCTCTCTGACGGGAGCAACGAGGTGAAGTGGGCAATCGCCCGCTGAATCTCGTCCTCGGTCATTTCGACATCGGTCAACGACGCCATGAACTCATCGAAGGCCCGCAACGAAGCGGAAGTGCCGCCGGTGTTGGCGCCGGCCTCGACGATCGACGTTTCGCGCAGGGCGACCTCTGTGCGGGTCACCTCGGTCCAGTCGTCCGACCACTTGTCACGGGAACGAACGGCTTGGAAGCCAATCGACATCTCGCCCATCTCCTTGCGGCGGATCGCCGAGACGAGGATCTGCACGTCAGGGCGGTTCGGATCGAGGCTGGCCTTCACGCGAAGGTGCGGATCGGCACTCAGCGTCAACGTTCCGGCGCCACGGGTGGCGAGCGGAACGTCGCTATGACGGTGGTTCACGTAGAGCGACACCCGAGCCGAGCCGTCCTTCAGCGTCTTGTTGAACGCGCCGGCCTTGATCGTCTCCGTGTACTCACCGAACTGGTCACGCACCGGGTAGGGGTGATCGACCACCGAGGCGACACCCTCGAACGTGAACCCGGTCGGGCCGTCGTCGCGGAACTCGAACTCGGCGATCGGGAACGACCGACGCAGCACCCCGTCGAACGAGGCGCGATCAGAAACCAACATTGGACTCCTCCGGTACCGGCAGGGGGGCGTCGAGCGGAGGCATGTCCTCGCGCTCGCGGGCTTCGTTCGGCTCGACGAACCCGTTGGTGATGCCGATGGCGTACGCCTCGTAGCGGGTCTTCAAATCACCACGCAGGAAGCCGTTGACGTTGAACTTCATGTACCGCGGGTTGTAGAGCAACGCGGAGACGGCTCGCTCGATGCGCACGATCCACGGCAGGAGCGCCACCTGCAGGCGGCGGGCGTTGCGCTGCTCGAGGTTGGCGTACGTCAGCGACGTGCCATCGACAGGGATGCCGAGGTCGGACGGGTCGAGGAAGAACACCTGGCCGGCGATCTCAGCCGCCGACCACTGGCGGGTAGCGAGGAACTGCGCCTGCTCGTTCGTCACGCCGGTCGGCTTCCAAGTGGCGCCGTCCTGCAGCACGCCGGGCATGCCGCGCCCGCCCTGTTGGCGACGCCGGCGCCACGTCCTAGCCGTCTCAGCCATGATCCCCGGCTGCGCCGGTCGCGGCATCTCGATGACGCCGGGCATGTTGCCCTCACCGTCGAAGAACTCGCCGCCGAACTTCAACGCCGACAGACCGAGCCCGATCGACTGACGGGCGTACTCCACCGGCGACAGGCCGACATCGGAACCAGGCCACATCCGGCCCTTGATGTGCACCATCTCGCCCGGGTAGTTGATCCCGTTGACCCGGTACACCTTCCGGCCGTCCTCACGGGCGACGGTCACCCTGGCCGGATCGAGCGGAACGAGCTCCACGATGGCGTTCGACTGGTTGCGGTTCACCGCCACGAACGCGTTGCCCGACAAGAGCAGCGACACGAGAAGCTGCGAGCACCAGTCCTCGAAGCCGAGATCGACGGTCGGCTCGATCAGCCACGCCGGCTTCGGTGATTCGACCGACATCTCGCCCACATGGCGGAACACGTCCACCGGAAGCGTCGAGATCTGGTCGGTGATGAGCCCCACCGAGCCGTAGACGGCCAGGAGCTGCATGGCTGAGTCGGCGGTGACGTTCTCGCCCGCCCAGGTACGCCCCGTCGACTCGCCCTGCCACACACCCCACGGGGTTGCCTGCTGCTCACGCACCTCGACACGGGAGCGCAGCACACCGCCGAGCATCAGCGGACCTCAACCGCGAGGCCGACATACACCAGCACGACGCCGCACGCCACAACACCCACGCCAACCGACAGGAGAAACCCGCCGACGATGATTGCCACCAGGCCGAGCGCCTGCGGGAGGAGTGCCTTCATGTGTGCTCACTCCTCGTCGAGGTAATCTTCCAGGCCGCCATACGGGACCGACTCATGGGACTGCTCAACCGCTGCCGGGAGCACGCCGAACGCCACGATCACAGCCTCGAGCGGGGAGACGTCCGAGGTGCTGTCACGTCGCGACAAGACCTTCAGGTCGCCGATGTCATGCGTACGGGCCGCCTTGAGCGCGGGACCGAACTCGGGGTTGTCGTGGTGTCGAAGCTGATCGCCATTGACGGCGTCGATGAACGAGCCGAACGCCTGAGCAACCTTCGACGGACCGAGCTTCTCGACCCGCACGCCGGCCGCTTCGAGCTCGACGATGACGGACGCCGCCGGCGACGACGTGTCGACGGCCACCATCGGGTCGCCCCACGAGGCGCGGTTCTTGATGATCGCTTCGGCCAGCCACGCCACACCCGGTCGGCGGTCGACGAGCTCGATGTGAGCGCGCCCGTCCGTGCGGTTGGCGACGAAGGCGACGGACGCCCACTCGCGGTCAGGGGATGCACCGAGACCGAGGACGACAGGCTCATGCCACGTCGGCGACACGGCGTGATCGGCGAGGGTCGCCCACTGCTCGAGCGGGATCGGCAGCTCGCCCTGCTCGCCGGGCAACGCATCCCAGCAGCACAGGCACTCACGGGCGAACAGCTCCGGGCCGAGCTCGCCGTAGAGGCCGAGCAGGGCGTCGTCGGTGATCCGATAGCCGTACGCCGAGTTCGCCGTCGCCCACGCCATCCGGTCGAGCGGGTCAGGGCGGACCGACACAACCTGGCCATCGGCGTGGATGGACACCATCTCGCCGGTGTGCTCGACGTAAGCGAAGCGGCCACCGTCACCCTTGAGGGCGCGGACGCGCATCGCCCACGCGTTCTTCGACGTCGACAGACCACCTGAACCCATGTACCAGCCCTGGGCGTTCGACCTCGTCAACCTCGCCGGACCCGACGCGGCGACGTGCTCGGCCTGCAGGTGCTGCGCTTCGTCGTACACAACGAGGTCGGCCTTAGCGAAACCACGCCCCGAGCCGCCGGTGCGGGCCCGGTACTTCAACCGCTGGCCCGAGAGCAGCTCGATCCCCTGCTCGCCGTTGGCGTAGCGGATCCGAGCCACCCGGCGGCGCAGGTCGTCCCAGTTCTCGAACACGGCCACGAGGCGCAGGAACGACTCGTTAGCCGTCGGGAACTCGTGCGCCGTGTGGATGATCAGCTTCTCGCCGAAGATGATCAGCCCGGCGAGCTCGCGAGCGGCACAGGTGTCGTTCTTGCCGTTCTGCCTGGGCTCGAAGTCGCAGACCGTCGTGGCCGCCCATGATCCGTCGGCTCGTTCGCCGAGCGAGTTCTGCAACGT